CCTGGACAGTACGAGGGACTTTTTAATCATCGTCCAGTAGCAAATCAAAGTCTAGTGAACAGGTTGCGATCTGAAGAAGGTCGTGCTAAACTGTTAACAGCATATTCTATCATTGGAGATAGGACTGACTTCAAAGGTCAAAGTATGCTTAACTATCGTGTACCATCGGAAGATCCGATGTGTGATCCCAAAGGAAACTTCTATCACTATCATTGGCAGTCATGATCAGCAAATTCAAGGCACTTATCAATAAAGTCATTCCTAAAGGAGAAGAATCTAAAGTTGAATGTGCTATTGATGATCAAGTAGTATCATGCTCTGAAGTTGATAGTGTTCCATTTATTGGTGAGGACACAACCAATTATCATGATTGGATTGAAGAGGAATATGAGCAGGAACCTTACATTGGAATTCCTGCTCCTGCATACTTAGAGTATGATCCTTGGTTTTCTCCTCCTGTGTATTCTGAAAAACAGATTACTGTAAAAGAAGCATATGATCATGCAGTTGCAGATAATCAGATCCTGGAAGAGTCTGAGACTTCAGAACCTCCAGACATTCATGAAAGGATCTATCAAATTGCAACTGCTAGTTGGAACACCGTTAAGGAAACTCAAGGTGGTTCTGAAAACTTTCAGGAAGGACCTGGTGGTTGGAATTCTGGTAATGGTTGGGGACTTTACAAATGAATCAAGACTGGCGTTACAGTGAAGAAAGAATGGATGTTCGTACACAAGGACTGAATATTCTACTCAAGAAGTTTGGTTCTCAGATTTGCTCTGATGGATCTCCTAGATATTCTAATCAAAGCATTTACGAGTGTGTTCATGATTGGGTGTCACAAGGTAATATAACTACTAGTGGTATTGTCAAGTATTATGAGGCGTATTACACATGAAAAAAATTATTGCATCCTTGGTTGCTGCGGTAGCGGTTGCCCTACCTGTTCATTCAGATCCACTCCAAGAAAATGAGTATCGTACCAATCACTCTATGGGGTGTATGTTACTTCGGGAATGTACAGATGGAGTCAAACAAGTCTTTAGTCTTTTGGATATTTCTAGTCAGTATTCCAATACTTACGATTTTTATCCGGTTGCTACTGAATTCAACAACATGCTCACTCATCTCAACCGGGTCGGAGTTAATGTGTTTCTAGCAGATGAAAAATATTTTCCTGTAGGACATCGTGGAGTATATCATACGGTAAGTAATAATTTCTTCCTTAATAAATCACATATGCATCGTCCTGGTGTATTGATGTCAGTGATGCGCCATGAAGGATGGCACGCTGCACAGGATTGTATGGCAGGCACTATTAATAATAGTATGATTGCTATCATCATGCCTGAAGAATCTGTTCCTTCTTTCTGGCGTGAAATGGTAGAAAGAACATATCCTGAATCTGCTATACCTTGGGAAGCAGAAGCAACCTGGGCAGGTAAGACTGAAGGTATGACTGCCAAAGCACTTGAGTCTTGTGCTCGTGGAACTATGTGGATTGATTACGATCCAACACCTATGACTCGTGAGTGGTTGGTGGAGAAAGGATTTATTGCTAAATAAAGTTGCCTTGCTCTCTACTAATGGCGGATACAAAACCTAAGGTAGAGAAGGAAGACCACGATGAAGATAAAGGTGAAGTTCTTGGTAATCTAGTCAAAGTTGTTGTATTGATTTGGTCTGCCTCTCTTCTTACATTCTCATATGTTCGACTTCCAAATGGAAACAAAATCTTAGATTTTGATCCTACTTTCATCGCTTCGGTCTTTTCTGGATCGTTAGCTGCATTTGGTTTGAGTCCCGCTAAAAATGGTAGTTCTCCTAAGAAAGCACCTGAGATCAAAAGAAAAGAAGAACCTACTGAACCTAAGATCTGATGAAAAATGAAACTCTTTTCTGAAAAGGAAACTCAAACACCTGAGATTCCTGTACAGTCAACTCCTAAGTCCCCCTTTAAGTGGTTTGCACTTGCAGTGGGGACTTTTTTTGGTGTTGCCCATATCGGTGTATTGGGTTATTTGATTGATGATAAGTCTCCAGATTTTCCAGTCATTCAATTTCCAAGAGGAGATTATTCTTCTTATGAAGTTGAAGGTAATCGAGATGGATATAGGATTAGATATAAAGCAAATGATCCTACTGTATTGAACTCTAATAGATCTTTAGAGTTGGATCAACATAAAAAGGGATTCTTCGGTGGAAACACTGAAACTCGTAGAAGAGAATATCGTTCCGATCAATATACAATGGATGGTGCTAGAAATATGGGAGGTGCCGTTACTAACGGCGAGGGAAAGAATCTTGCAAAAAGCAAAGAGTGTATACGGGCGGACGCTGGAGCACGGTCACAAGGTGCAATGGCAGGAACTAGTCTTGCTGCTGGTTTAGTTGTCCCTGTAGTTTCTAACATTCCATATATTGGTTGGTTAGCAGGTGGTTGGGCAATGCTCTTAGGTCAAAAGGCAGGTTCAGAAATTGGATCTGAAATTGGTTCTTCATTCAATGATTGTTAAGTTAGCATATCAACTTATTCCTTCTACTGATAGTAATAAAGGAATATAGATAATTACATATGCCTGTATGCATATGAAAAGGTTAAACACATTCGTTTTAGGGATCACGATTTCGATCATTGATTACTTGTATCGAGGAAGATTTTTTCAGAGATTCTGGGTTCTAGAAGAAATTGCTAGAGCACCTTACTTTGCGTTTTTGAGTGTATTGCATCTGAGAGAATCTTTAGGATTGCGGGGTCAATGGCACATCTATTTGATGAAAGAGCACTTCGAACAGAGCGTCAATGAGACAGAACATCTGGAATATATGGAAAGTAGGGGTGGTAATCGTTATTGGATTGATCGTTTTTTTGCCAGACACCTCGTACTCATCTATTATTGGATCAATGTGGTTTATTACTGGGTGGCTCCTCGCGCTGCATACCATTTGTCATACGAAATAGAGATGCACGCTGCAGAAACTTATGCACATTATTTGAGATATCAAGATTGGAATGATAAAAAGATCTGGGAAATCATGAATGATGAGATTCAGCACTTCCAAGAACTTGCTGAAGCAATGAGAATCTTAGATTCAGATCATTTAACTGTTAGAGAGAAGGATCGGGAACCATTCCCACCAGATGTAAGCGATTTGGAACGAGTATATGAATCTATTTCTTAGACCACTAAGTGATCCAAATGGTGTTACATGGAGTGTTATCTGGTGCTTGATACTACTCCTTGCTGGCGTTGCCTATTACATATATACAATTATGAGTATGGCATTCGAGGAACTGGAGGATGACACAAATCAATCAGAAAGACGCGGATCAGGATCAGATGCTAGCAGTCCTGACTCACAGGATAGAGGACGCGGAGAAGGAAGCGAGGGAACTGAAGGATAGAGTTCGGAATCTTGAGAAGAAGGTTTGGGGTGCGAGTGCAGTCATCACTGCACTTATAACTATCATAGGAATCGCAGATGTGTTAAATGCCCAAGAAATTAAGTATGAAAATCAACCTCAAGAAATATGTTCCGTATCTAATTGTGGCACAGACGGCAATGCTTTCAATCATCACACTAGCAACCCTTAGTAGTGCCTTGTCAACTAACGCATTTATGTGTAGAATGGTTGGATCACAACGAGTCATCTGTATTCAACAATGAATCTTTTTCTTTCTATTTTCTTTGCTGCAACTCTATGGGTTCAAGTCCCTCAATGGTCAGATGATTGGAGTAATTGTGCTGTTGATGTTCCTGATTCATCTTGTCATTGGTACATTGTCGATGCGGACAATACCTTTGGAGACGGATTCGACTGGGAAACAGCACCATGGTTCGATGTAAATGGTCTGCAGGATATTGCAAATTTACATGATGATGTTATAGATAGTGGGTATCAATATACTGTTGAGGCACTTAACAATGCAAAAACTAATTAATGTACTCGCGCTGTCGTCTTTTGTTGTATCTGCTGCCGTTGTCGGTGGCGGTGCTTATGTTTATCTTAACAAGGACGCAATGATCGAAAGCGCCAAAGAGAAAATCACTTCTGCAGCAACAGAAGCAATTGCAGGAGCACTTCCTGGAATGTTAGATGCAGCAATGCCTGAACTTCCTAATGTAACTGGTGGTGCTATCCCTATGGGAGAAGGTAGGGGTGGAGCAGTTCCTGGTATGAGACTTCCATAATGGCAGACATTCGTGATATTGATATTAGAAATGTGGAAATTAGTAATATAAACATTCCAAACTGGATGACGAATCAACCACGCCTTCCATCTGTT